GTGCAAGTTTTATTGCTAATGAAGAAACCATCTTTGGTCGAGTAAACTATGATTATATTTCTCGTGAACTAGAATGGTATGAGAGTATGTCTCTTAATGTCCATGATATTCCTGGCACTACTCCTGCTATCTGGGAACAAGTAGCAGATAAAGCTGGATATATTAATTCTAATTATGGCTGGTGTATATGGCATCCAGAAAATGGTGCGCAATATAATCATGTCAAGCAAGAATTAGAAGATAACCCTAATTCACGTCGAGCCGTAATGATCTATACTCGTCCAGAGATGTGGTATCAATATAACTTTGATGGTCGTTCTGACTTCATGTGCACTAATGCAGTTCAGTATCTAATTCGTTATGGAGCCCTTCATTCCGTTGTGCAGGTGCGCAGTAATGATGTTGCCTTCGGCTATCGCAATGATTATGCATGGCAGAGTCATGTGCTAAATATGCTTGCTGAAGATCTTGGTTTGCGAGTTGGCGATATCCACTGGAATGTTGGAAGTCTTCACGTTTATGAACGACATTTTGAGATGGTAAAGTGACTGATTGGCAACAACGCTATTTAGATCTAGCCCAACATATTTCTACTTGGTCTAAGGATCCTTCTCGGCAAATTGGTGCCGTTGTGGTTGGTGATAGCGGCCAAATTCTATCAATTGGTTATAACGGATTCCCTCGTGGAATCGATGATGATGAAAGGCTGCATGACAGAGAGACTAAATATTCTCTAGTAGTTCATGCTGAAATGAATGCGATTTATAATGCAACACTTAATGGTATTAGCTTACGGGACTCTACTCTTTATGTTTGGGGCCTTCCTGTATGCAGCGATTGTGCTCGTGGAGTTATTCAAGTAGGCATCACACGCGTAGTCATGAATTCAATTGACGGCAAGATTGGCCATTGGACAGATCATTGGGAAAAAACAAAAGCTATGTTTGATGAAGCTAACGTACAATATCGGTTTCTATGAGTACAATTGAAACTACTCAATATTATGGCGAATATCTAAGATACTTTGCATTAGCCAAGGATCAACAAGTCAAGTGTAATCTTGGAACCATTGGTTACCTTGACTCTAAGATGAATGACGATCTACTGGAAAATGTAGAACTATACGATGTAGTTGAACGCAAGTTTGCTGGATTCTCTCAGATTGTTAATGATGTTTTTTATGGTTGGACTGATGATCATCCATATTGGCCAAAGATGTCTCAAGGTATTCATACCCGCCAAAGAGAAACTGTTGCCAAAGATTGGACCGGTAAACACTCTGAGTTTAATCTACCAGAGTGGCTGTATGTATTCCTAGTACACCGAATTACTGGTTCTGGTATCAACTATTCTACTAAGCCATCTGGTTATCATAATACAATTCTGTTTAATCTTTATCGTTGCAAAACAATTGAAGAAATGTCAACGCTCATTAATCATTATCCAATTCCGTTTTATACATCTATTGGTTATCAGTTTCCTTCATTTCCAAAGATTCCAGAAGGAAGTAATTATAAAAGAGCCGGTGATTATTATCTGACTGAATTTGCTCCTACTCTTGTCAGAGAATTAGCAGAATGGTTAGAGTCTGGAACAAAAAGAGATTTCCGTGAAATCGGCGATTGGATGTTTGCATGGAACGCCAGACACAATCTAAAAATGTATAGGTTTCAGTATGCAGCATTTATTGCAGACATTGCTGATTGGTATCCTCAGTATGTGAATAGAGATTCTATGTTTTATTATGGATCTAATGCCATAGAATGTATTTCGTATCTTGCAGTCAATACTTCTAGAATGAAGAAAGAACATTTTCTAGATGCTATTATGGAAAAGATCTATGAAGATACTGGGGCCTTTCCTTATAATGCAGAAGATGTTGCATGTGATTATATTCGCTGGATTGAAAATTACGTCCGCCCTGGTGCAGATTATGATCATCTAGATCTAGATCAAATCTTTTCTTCTTGTAAGATTAAAGATCATCCATATGGAAGGCAAAAAGCCATGTTAAATTTTAATCTAGTAGAGACATTTAATGGAATTAAATCACACCCATCAGATGATACCATACTAAAACAAGTTGGCATGTCAGTAGCAGAATATAAAAGGTTATTTTATGTCGCATAATAATCATATTATTGATGGATTGAATAAGGATGTTGGGGTTATAGGTTGGGAAGCTGCCAAAGAATATTATTTGGAACTAGCATCTAATTGGACTCCATATAATCCAGATCCAATGATAATATATCATGAAGGAGTTAGAGTAGTCAGGGATGATTTGATTGTTGGCACCAAAACTCGTGCTGGTGATCTTCTCATGTCAAAGACTAATTATGATACTATTGTATATTCTCAACCAAGAACTGGTTTGGCTGGTGTATCTATCCTAGATGCTGCTAATAGACACAAGAAGAAAGTTGTGCTGTTCATGCCTGCATCAAAGAGAGTATCCTTACATCAGGCATGTTGTATTGAACGTGGTGCTATTCCTATCTTTAAGCGAATTGCAGCAATGCCTAATCTAAATAAATATGCCAAGGATTATGCCGAAGAAACAGGTGCATTCTTTGTACCGCTTGGTCTAAGACATGAATTAGCTACAGCTGCTATTGTTCATACTGCTAATAAGATTGATCCACCAGATGAAGTATACGTAGCTATCTCTACTGGCGTATTGTCTAGGGCACTTCAGATTGCTTGGCCTAAAGCAAAGTTTACATCTATTGCAGTTGCAAGAAATCTTAAGGCAGGTGAACTTGGTAGAGCCACCGTTATTTCTGAGCCATTAGATTTTACAGCTTCAGAAAAGAAAGAAAACCTTCCTCCATTTCCATGCATTGATACTTATGATGCTAAAGTTTGGAAATACATTCCTAAGAATACAGAAAGAAATATTCTGTTCTGGAATGTAGGACCTAATCCACGGTTAGTAGATGATACTATCTATGACAAAATTGATTCTTATCGTGATTGGGATAAAAATCTATGAGTGTACTAGTTACATCGCCTTTTACACACATTTCTTCTAATATTCATTCTCATCGTGCTGCGCAAGGTGCAATATATGCTGATCAACTAGAAAGTACAGGAAAGATTGTGCATTTAGATCGTACTAGTAATATTGCACCAGACATCAATGCATTTACTGAAATGTATGTTTACCATGGAAATGATTGGGGCGGATCCCTTAATCTTTTTGGCGGCATGAAGAATTACAGCGGCATACATAATCTGATTCGTTATTCACAATTTGCGGGTACTGTGTACTCTCTATGGATCGATCATCCAAAGTATTCTGAGATGCTTGAGCCAAGACTATCCGGTGAGATTCATCCTGATTGGCATAAAGTTAATTGGGAAAATCTAAAGCGCATTGAGAATACTGCAGTAACGATTAATAAAATTGTGTCAACTAATAAGGTTGTAGTTGGTGATAGTCATGCTATTTCTTTGTATAGGCCTGGATGGCACATCAAGTCTATTCCCTTTAAAACACTTCATGGTGCGTTAAAAGAAGAACTAAATACACTTGTTGATCTTGATTTTGATACTATTGAATTTTATTTTGGAAATATTGATAATCGTCATCATATAAATAGACAGGATGATGCAGAACTTGCAACTAGGAATCTTGCAAATAAATACTATGATCAATTATCAAAGCTTGCAGATACTGGAAAATCTGTATCAGCATATGAATTGCTTCCTATCGAAAACGAATCTAGGGCACTTCCTAAAACTGGATATTACAAAGGCACTTCATTTTTTGGTTCATGGCAGCAGCGTGAAACTACTCGCTTAATCTTTAAAGAAGAAATGCAAAAGTTGTGTGCATCAAGTAAGGTGAACTTTATTGAGTGGGTTCAACCTATGATAAATGGTAATGGTGAACTTGATTTTGAATTTATGGAAAAGCCTAAGTCGGTTCATCTATCTCGCCAAGCATATCCACATTGGCAAGGTAAAAAATGGAGTGGATTACCAGAAAAAATAGCAACTATTGAGGATTTTTTTTCATAATGTTAGACACCATTCAGAAAATTGACTATAAATATAATGAAGGCGAATCTATCAAAGAGATTCAGACTTATGTCAATGCTACATATAATCAGCATTATTCCCGTAATAAATTCCAAACTACTGAGTTCGTCGTTGATTGCGGCCATGGTACTGGATTTTGTGTAGGCAATATTCTAAAATATGCTCAACGATATGGTCGCAAAGGTTCTCCTGAAGAATGGCGAAATGATATGATGAAGGTAATTCATTATGCAATTATGCAATTACATGTACACGATTTAGAATATACAAACAAAGGTGAAAAATAATGGAAATTAAAATTGACATCCAAGAGCTTCGCAAGCGTAAGCTATTTGTTGCAGCTCCAATGTATGGCGGCCAATGCGCAGGCATGTTCTGTCGTTCTACAAACGATCTAGCGGCTGCAGCAGTACATCACGGAATTGAACTCAGGTATTACTATCTCTTTAATGAGTCTCTAGTTACACGAGCACGCAACTACTGCGTTGATGAATTTATGCGATCAGATTGTACTCATATGATCTTCATTGACTCTGATATCGGCTTTAATGCACAAGATATCATTGTTATGCTTGCTCTTATGAGTGATGAATCTGAGTATGACATTCTATGTGGTCCATATCCTAAGAAGTGTATCTCATGGGAAAAGGTTAAGGCTGCAGTAGATAAGGGTGTTGCAGATGAAGATCCTAATGTACTAGAAAAGTATGTTGGTGATTACGTGTTTAATCCAGCTGGTGGTAAGACTGAGATTCCACTAGGTGAACCAGTAGAGGTTCTAGAGTCTGGTACAGGTTTCATGATGATCCGCAAGACTGCACTTGAAAAGTATGCAGCCAGATATCCTGAACTAACATATCGTCCAGATCATGTTCGAACAGCAGCATTTGATGGTTCACGTGAGATTCATGCTTTCTTCGATGCGCTTATTGATAATAAGTATATGTATATGAAGGACGAAATTAGAGAATTCTTTACATTAAATCCTGAAGCTACCTCAGAAGAAGTCATTGCATTCATTGATGATCCAAAGACTAGTGCGTCTGGTAATACTTTTACTGGCCGTTATCTCTCAGAAGATTACATGTTCTGCCAAATGGCACGTCGGGCTGGTTTAAAGGTATGGCTTGCTCCATGGATTCAACTACAGCATGTTGGTTCTTATATCTTCGGTGGATCACTAGCTGATCTAGCCGCAGTTGGTGCAGCTGCTACTGTTGATCCTGCAAAGCTTGGTAAAAAAGCATAGTTTACATTAATTCATACTATGTTATAATGAACTATTCAACAATACAGAGGTTATACTATGAAGCTAAGTGATAAGACTATCCAGATCCTTAAGAACTTTGCCACGATTAATCAGTCAATTCTGGTTCGTCCTGGCAATGTTCTTAAGACTATTACTCCTCTAAAGACTATCCTTGCTCAGGCTACAGTTACTGAAAACTTTGAACAAGAATTTGCAATCTATGAACTACCACGATTCCTTGGTACAATTTCTCTATTCTCTGATCCTGAATTTACTTTCCAAGAGAAGTATGTCACTATTTCATCTGGCAAGCAACGCGTAAATTACACGTATGCTGATGCTAGTATGATTATGACACCTCCTTCAAAGGAGATTAGCTTTCCTGATACAGAGGTAGAGTTTACAATCACAGCTGATCAACTATCTACCATTTCTAAGGCAGGTGCAGTTCTTCAGATGCCAGAGATTGCAGTAGTTGGCGAGGATGGACTTATCTCAATTCGTGCAATTGATTCTAAGAATTCTAGTGCCGATGTGTTTAGTCTAGATGTTGGCGAATGTGATAAAGACTTTAAGGTGATTTTCCGTCCAGAAAATCTAAAGCTAATCACTTCTGATTATAAGGTATCTATAACTACGGCTGGTATCTGCCGCTTTGAGTCTGACAATCTAACTTACTGGGTTACTACAGAATCTAAGTAATAAATAGAAAAACAAAGGACAGTACAATGAAACTTGATGTAGCCCAACACAACCCGGGCGCAATTCCAGAAGCACTAACAGAAGAACTGTTGGGGTTGATAAAAACAGAACACTGGTACCTTGACGAAACTAGAAATACCATGGGAAATCTAGAAAAGACGCAGAGCATTATCCTGCGATACTTTGACAGTTATGCTTCTAGTTGGCTGTCTAACTATAAAGACCATATAGTAGACAAAGAAATTTACGGTGTTTATCGCGAATCTATAGAAAAGGTCAAAGACGAGTTGAAGAAATACTACGATTTTTCAAACTACATGGTATTCTTTGCCAAACTGTTGCCGAAGTCACAGCTCATTTTCT